CGTGATCATTGCGGTAAAGCTCTTTGTACATGCGACATTCTAACTCGTCCGGTTCTCTCTTCAGGATGTGCTTGTAATTTGTGGTCAGATTATCAAGATAGGCGTCCGTTTCTTGCTTCAAAGCAGTGACGCTCTCTGTGACTTGTGGGCTGGTTAGACAAATAGACCCACTTTGGATTTGTTCAAACATATACTGTTCATCATCGGGTTCGATCGTGCTCATGAACATGTTATTATATACTGCCCGTATAGCTGTCTTCATCTGTTCTTCATAAGCGGATGAGCCGATGAGTTCGCTTGTGATCGTTTCGATATAGTCGGGCTCATCAACAGCGTAGATGTATTTCTTGATATAGTTGATCTCTGAGATTTCAGCGGCCGTGAACTCCGAATACAATGTCTTCACAGCATTGAAGTGAAGGCGATGATCGTCGTGTAGTGTTTTATAACACAACGTAGAGCTGGAAGCATATAGTTTCATAAGCTCGGGAGCAGAGATCTCGCGGCCAAACTCGGCTAAGAAGTCTGATTGTATTGCATCGATGCGCACGTTGCGGAAGAGATTGAATTGTTGGATGAGTGATTGCAATATGTGTTTGGGATTGCTCAGTTGCATGAGAATGGCGTTGATTTCGCTGGACGTCGGCTCACATCCATGTACTGTAGACCATGTGGTCTTGATTTCGTTGATGATGTTTGTGGTTCCATATATCGCAGATGGTGTCGTACCGTTAGTGATGTCTGCGTTGAGCTTTTCGATGTCATAGGACTCGGAACTTATGAAGTTTTTAAGATAGAGTTGCAAAAGGTTGTCCGGGATGTCATCGTGATTCACCATAGTGTAGAGGTTTCGAATGACTGTTTCGTACTTTTGGCTGAATACAGGTAGATTCTTGATATACGTCTTTATGATAGCATCGTCAATAATGCGACCAACGTTCCCTCCCCCCAATTCTGTCATGAATGTAGCGAACGGCTCAGTGGCATCAGCTTGGCCGATGATATTTGTATATATCACCTTGAACCTAGCAGACAAGTAGGCACGGTATTCTTGCGAATTGATAATATAGTTTTCAAATGCGCTGGCTGTGCGTGATGATGGGTTCGTGCATGCTCGTAGCCATTTAGCATAAAACGGCTTGTCCAATGGGACAGTGAAATATTTAGAATAAATGGCATTGTATTGAGTGAGTTCGTCGGCCATTATATGAATCAAAATGAGGTAATTGTGTTTAAGTGCTAATTTTCTTCAGCACGATCGTGCATTCTTTTCCGACATCGGCTGTTAGTTTATATGTGAATTTTCGTTGTATGGTGGGAAGAATGATCGTGCCCTCAGAATATTCTCCTGTGCGCACATATGCATTCATTCGGTCCACATAAGGCTTCAGTTCCTCATACTCGTCCAAGCCAAAATATTTCAACTTGCTTCTCAACTCAATGCAGTCTTTCACGCGTTCAGCGGTGTCTTTAATCTCACGAGTCGACATTCAACCTTTAATCTTTTACACGATAATGTTTAAACCCGTTCGTAAATAAAATTATACAGCTGAAGTGTGTAGAACTTCATCGTCATCGAATGCAGCAACAAACCCAGTGAGTGTTCTGTTAGTTTTCATATGGGTCATAGCCAGAGAAAAGAGGTTGACTATCTTCAACACCATTTCGGGTCCTCGATGGTCTGTGTCTTCGCATCCACGACTTGTTGCATGAAGAAGATTGTTAACGATGTTTACAAACGCTCCATTCTGAATATAACTTATTCCATTGATGAGCTCGAATGAATCGACAACCGCATTTTGTATGGGGATCGGCGTAGATAGAGTCTCCATGACGATGTTTTCTATCCGAGAATCAGGGAAAATGTCGAGGCACTTCTTTATCGAAATCGGTGCACGACATAGGGGGCAAATCGGATGCATCATCTTTCCGAGGCATTCTTTGTGAAAATAATGACCGCATGTGAGCTGGATTCTTCCATCTCCGCAATGCATCTCACACAAACATATCGCACACTCCTCCTTGGACTTCATGAGATTCATGTGTACGCGACACACATGGAGCCCGTTGTATTCATAGCTTCCCTTCCACTTGCATTGCTTTCCAGAAAGCGTAATTGCTGTACACTGCGACGCCATTGCTTTCTTGTCTTAAATTGCATGTGTTCCTCTCTTTAAATGAAATCAATATTGAGGAAGACCATTCGACCAAATAGAACCACTGCGTTGTCGAGGATTGGGTGTAGTGACATTGTCGCACATGAGAGGACCTCCATTGATTCCTGTGACGTCAATTGCTTGCTTTCCATTGCGACCGTCACTGATGTTGAAGTGCACGTATTCGCCTTTGTACATGGTCTTGAAAGAGCTGTTAAGAGGCTTCAGACCTGAATGATGGACAAAGATATCTGTACCTTTCAGATCTCCGGTGCAAACCCGAATGAATCCGTAGCCGAGCTTGGAATTGAACCATTTGCAATTCCCGATGTATTCGCCATATGGGACATCTTCACGGGCTTCGATGACAACATCGTCGCCATTGCACGAATCCTTCCTAGTAGGAAAGGTTGTTGTATAGTCGTTGGTATTCATATCGTTTAATGTGGTAAACGTCATCATTCTTTAAATCAGTTTGGAGAGCATGATGGCATGCGGTTGAATCCTCTAGTTTTTAAAATGTGAATGGAATAATCTTGTCGCATGAAGCTGTTAATAGCTATCATTATCATATTGCTGATATACGTGTTGTATAGTTATACTACGCGTTATAATAAAGACTTTCAAATCATACAATCGAGCATAGGTAGATTTTCACCAGATATGCTTCTTGAAAAATCGCCTATTGTGATAGATGACCGAGTTGTGAACCCATATGATCTGGCAAATGTACTCTTCAGATATCATTATACATGGGTGTATTCGAACAGGAATAACAGTACTGCTATGTATCGGTGTGGCTATGCAAAATACACCATCATATATAACAATACCAACGAAAAACAGATTGTTTCATTAATTCATCCCAAATACAATGAGTTATTGTCGTTTACTGGGGTGGATGAACATTATGTCTTGGCTGAAGCAGCTCCTGAAACGGTGCCTTATACGGACATCATTTTACATCAGAATCAAACACTAGTTGTTCCAGTGAATTGGACAACGCGAATTGAAATCCCACTCAAAGAGATTTATCTGTATGATGTCCTTCATTGGCTTAGTGCTTCTTGGAGGAGGACGACGAAGGCTTTGACTTCGAAGCCGATGCCTTCTTCGATGATGCCTTCTTTTGTGGAGCCGGTGCCTTTGCAACAACTGGTTGAGAAGCAGGAGCCTTCTTTGACGACGATGGAGCCTTCTTTGACGACGATGGAGCCTTCTTTGACGACGATGGAGCCTTCTTTGACGATGGAGACTTCTTTGACGATGGAGCCTTCTTTGACCGTTTCCCCCCAACAGCAGTCGCGGCTTTCTGTCCCTCCGCGTCAACTTTCGACTCGGTAGTAAACGTTGCATTTAATTTCAGATTGCCATCTTCGGTAATTTCAGGTGTGCTAGTGTTGATCTTTAACGACTCCAAATCAGGGAGTGAAGTAGACACTTCGTTATTTTTGTCTTCGACGATAGCAAGAGGCTCTTCTTCGACAACAGCAGGAGGTTCTTCTTCGACAACAGCAGGAGGTTCTTCTTCAATAAGAGGAGGTTCTTCGACGACTGTAGGAGTATTTTCTTCAAAAACTGAAGGCTCTTCGACTGCAGCAAGCGTTTCTTCAGCTGCAGCTGGCGGCTCTTCCAAAGCGGCATTCACAAACTCTTGTTGTTGCGATATGTTCGTCAAAACCGGGATGCTTAATTTGTTGGATTGAACTTGTTGGTTGATCCAATTTAGAAGATCTTCTTTTTTGATGTTTTGTGCCCCATTCGGATAATCAATAAGCACTAGCTTTGCCAACATAGATTTGGAAACCTGTGTTTTAGTGCCAATTTCACTGAAAGGAGCAATGTTCCGATTGTGGTATTGCAAATAGTAGATATATGACCACATATGTTGCTTAGGGAGGTTGCGCATTTGCAGAGGGGAAGCCTCAATCGTGCCAGATCGATTTAGCAATCCATTCAATAGCAGGAACCCGATCGAACAATTGACATAGCGCATGCCAACTTTGAAATCCTTGCCAAACAAGAGGGTTTCTCTTGCTTTCTTCTTGGCTCGAAGCTTGTCCTTCTTGTTCTGCTTTTGTTTCTTAGGACCGGGGCTCGATGATCTGCTCGATTTCTTTACCATTTTACAATTAACATACATTATTATCTACAAAATTGTTAAGCTTGTTAATTTCAATATGATCTGAAAGATATCTGTTATGGGTTCGATGTCCTCGGATACGGACGACCCGTTTAATTATAGGCGCCTCTGGGATTTGTGGTTTGTTATATGAAGCCTCCAACAAAGGTTCAAATAAATAGTTGCAATCACCTTCAACATGAATAGGATTCTTGTCTACATATTGCTTGAAATAGGATAACAAATGTGGCTTATACATACACGTGATGTATAATATAGGTAAGCGTTCTTCTAGCTGTTTATGGGATACGATGTTACATGAGAAAAGATCTGCCATGACCTGCAGTGTAAATGTTCGGTTTCCTACCTCGCCATCGATGATTACGAGATTCCATATCAACATTAGAATATGCTGACCAAATGCATCTGATGTTACTGGGCACTTTGTTGACAGCGGATGCTTTAACGTGCTTAGACTAAATGTGCTCAACAATGTATTGAGAATTTTCCATATCGAGTCGAGAGTTTCACTTACTCCCAGTTCCAGTTCGTTGATCAGTTGCAAGAGTTCATATAGTAGAGCCCGAGCAGGCCTGATAGCGTGGCGCTTGATTAGTGATGCGAGCGCTCTATCAAATGGACGAATCTTGTGAATATTTCTCAACGAGGCCTCGTGAAACAATTCGTTGTTGTTGAATGACGGCACTACTTCTTGAATGGGTAGAGCACTCAGCGATTTCGCGAGGTCTGTAAGCTCGAGCATATGTGTTTTGCGGTTTGCACGGGATTGACGTGCTGATATTTTGGCATTAAATAGCCACGCTTTGTAGCCCCACGATAGAGAGTCTTCTTCGGGTGTTAGGAACTTTTGTGACCATTGACTTATGAGGGTCCCAATCGTCTTAGGGATACCAATCGACTGCGTGCAGTCGCCAACAGCAGTAGTGATGGCGGCGGCATTCCCACCAAACACGGCGACTTTGAGAGCATCTCTTTTTTTAGATGTCATATGTGCATTACAATATGGGGACCGAAGTTTTTATGCAAATCGAACGGAGAAAAAGTATAGGAGGTTTTATTAGTAATTCGGACTTAGAATTAAGAAGAGCACGTCTTGCAACCGGGCTTCCATTTGCAGCCAACGGCTTCCTGGGTGACCTCTTCCTCTTCGCCATTATCTGTCGTGGGTTTTTCTACCACAGGTGTCGCAGAAGCGAGTGCCGCCTTTGGCTTTTCTTTCTCGATGTTGGACTTGCCCTTGCGCGGGTCGATGGTGAACTGTTGCGCAGTAGCCTTGGGCTTTGTGCGCAGGTAGTACATTCCTGTCTTGAGACCCTTTTGCCAGGCATAGAAATGCATGCTGCTGAGGCGTTTGAAGTCGGGGCTTTCCACAAAGAGGTTCATACTCTGGGATTGACAGATGAAAGCTCCGCGATCCGCAGCCATGTCGATGACGACCTTTTGTTTGATTTCCCAAACTGTCTTGTACCTTTCACGGATGTCTGAAGGGATGGACTCGATGCTCTGAATGCTGCCCTCGTTCACCATGATCTGTTCCCGGAGTTCTTTGCTCCACAGTCCAAGCTCCATCAGATCGGCCATCAGGTATTTGTTGACGATGATAAACTCCCCAGCGAGCGTTTTGCGTTTGTACAAGTTCGACGTGAACGCCTCGAATGCCTCGTTGAACCCCATGATTTGGCTTGTGGAGGCCGTTGGCATCGGTGCGAGCAACAGGCTGTTGCGTAGACCATGTGTTTTGATGTCTTCTTTCAGAGCAGCCCAGTCGTAGCGGTCGCTAGGTTTGACCCCCCACATATCAAACTGGAGAATTCCTTCAGAAGCAGGGGAACCTTCAAAGGTACTGTATGCACCTGGCCAGCGAATGTTTGTTTCACAAGGCTGTAAATTGAGATGTTTGATGATGGCCATTGCTCGCTGATCATCAGATTTTGCAAATTCAGCCACGAGCTCCGCTCTCTTCTTGGAGATCTCCATAGATTGTTCGAGTGCTGCATGATACATCGTCTCGAATATGTCTTTATTGAGCTGCGCAGCTTCTGAACTGTCGAAAGGCATCTTCATGAGAGCAAACACATCCGCAAGACCTTGGACGCCAACGCCGATCGGACGATGCTTGAAATTGCTATTGGCCGTTTTGTCGATCGGGTAGAAGTTGTTGTCGATGACCTTGTTCAGGTTCTTCGTGACGATCTTGACCATCGCATGGAGCTTGTCAAAGTTGAAGGTCTTGTCGGAGTTGACGAAAGACGGTAGACACAGAGAGGCGAGGTTGCACACGGCGACTTCGTCAGGAGACGTAAATTGTTGGACTTCACAGCAAAGATTTGAGCTTTTGATCGTTCCTAGATTACGCTGATTCGTCTTGAAATTTGCGGCGTCTTTGTACAACATATACGGCGTTCCTGTCTCGATTTGTGACTCAAGGATCTTGAACCAGATATCTTGAGCCTTGACTTGTTTACGGAACTTGCCGGCGCTCTCGAATGCCTCATACTTCTCTTTGAACTCGGGACCATACACGTCGGCCAGACCCCGACATTCGTCAGGGCACATGAGGCTCCACATCCCGCCGTCGCGCACGCGTTCCATGAAGAGATCAGGGATCCACATGGCATAGAACAGGTCCCTGGCTCGATCCTCCTCGTTGCCGTGGTTTTTCTTGAGGTCGAGGAAGGCTTCTATGTCGGCGTGCCACGGCTCCATATAGACGGCGATGCTGCCGTTACGTTTTCCGGATTGGTTGACATAGCGCGCCGTGTTGTTGAACACGCGCAACATGGGCACGATGCCAGTCGTTTTGCCGTTGGTTCCGCGAATAAGGGAGCCCGTCGCACGCACATTGTGAATGTGGAGCCCAATGCCGCCGGCATATTTGGAAATCATAGCGCAATCTGAGAGCGTGTTATAGATTCCTTTGATGGAATCGTCCTCCATTTGGATCAAGTAGCAACTCGATTGCTGAGGGATGTTGGTCCCAGCATTGAACAGCGTCGGCGTGGCATGAATGAACAAGCGTTTGCTCAAGCAATCATACGTCTCAAGAGCATCTTTAATGTCGTCTCCGTGAATGCCGATCGCAACGCGCATCCACAGGTGCTGGGGTCTCTCTACGACAGTTCCATTGACTTTTGTGAGGTAACCACGCTCAAGGGTCTTGAACCCGAAGTAGTCGAAGTCATAGTCGCGTTCATAATGAATATAGGAGTTCAGTTTTTCTTTATTGGCAATGACAGTTGAGTACAGCCTGGCGCTCACAAGCGGATTAGGACAGTCGTGAATGTCGCGGTTGTTGTACAGAGCCGTAATAGCTTCCGAAAAAGACGGGGATGTGTTTTTGTGGTGATTGGAAATGATGATTCGTGACGCGAGAAGCCCATAATCAGGGTGCTCCGTAAGAAGAGAGCTGCACATCTGAGCAGCTAACTCGTCGAGTTGGCTCGTTTTTACACCATCAAAGATGCGGGAACAGACCTTTTGGGCGATTTCAAAGACGTTGACGTTCAAAGAATCCGACAGCGTTTCAATGCGACGTAACACTTTGTCAAACGAGACGGTCTCATACGAACCATCGCGCTTGACAACACGCATTACTGATTTAGTAGCGGACGATTTCGAAGGTGAATCCATAGAGAGATTGTGTGATGTTCGATCAATATAAAGAAAAAGGAGCAAAAGGTTTAAATCAATTTTTTGAGAGTTTGTTTTCATCATTCAGCGAAATCGTCGTCGCGACGAACGAACGAATACGCGGTGAGTGTCTGCGCCTGCGGGGCCAGCGTTGACGTCGCTATGTTGAATGTTTCTGATGCAGATCGTCGTGTTCGTACATTGATGATTTTAGACGAAGCGACGGTCGGCGGCTCGATCTCGCGATCATAGAGATCTTTATCGGACCGGTACACAAGAATGCGATCCCAAATTTGTTTCAATTCTGTATATTTGGATGTGATAAACTCTTTGTCACGCGTGACACGACGACAATTAAAGCCTACGAGTTTCCAATAAGTCGGACTCATCGACACGACACCAATCGACTTCAAGCGTTCAGACTCTGTTTCAACCCATGCTTTCACGCTATCCACAGAAGCGTCCATCAAACCATAGGAATAGCTAGACGAAGCCGCATCTGCAAGCAGGTATTCCATAAAGACCCCTTTCTTGCACTTGTCTTTTGAATAGATTGGATACTCTTCGTGGGAGTCTTCATCGAATAGCTCGATAGAGTTGTACTCCACAAATCCGCATTGAACGAAATCGCAGTCGTCTAGGTCACAAACGTCGAGTTGCCCCTGCATCTGAATATAGTATTGTTCTAAGATCTCTCCATTGAGTTTGCTGCGGAACGGGCATTTTATTTCCACCATGACTCCCAGGTCATTTATGCCATCGGGTGAAGCCCCAAAGAAGGGGACCTCAGGATGTTTGAGGAGCCCGAATTCATGTACCTCTACATTGTTGAGAGACTTATAGATTTCATTTGCAACTGGCTCATACTTGACACCCCATACTAAAGGCGGTAGGTTAGCATTAAACGTATCGGGTTTAAACCCACATTTCTTTACGATCAAGTCCTTCTGCGATCCGAATTTTCCAACACCCAGAGCCTGAGCCATGTCGCTAGCTGTAATCAATGTTTGGCGTGTTTCGTACCAGATTGGCGTTCGTTGTTCTATAACTGGGATCTCTCTCAGCTTGGTCAACAGCGCCTGGTGGCGTCGGATATCTGCGAGGCGTGCTTCAACACATGTCTTTGTTAGAACAGTGATAGCAAACGGCATACACAGGGTGTAAATCGTGTCTGCAAAATCAGGCTCATCTGGGGATATATTGAGAATTTTTGTGGCATGAATATAGGCTTTATCAATCAAAGTTCGTTTGCAAAGACTCATCTTCTTTGTATCTGTCTAAAAATAAGGCGCCAGCTTTAAATCAAATTTTTCAGTCAATCATAATTGATCGATTGCTACATAGAAGTGTAGTGTCATTCCTTCTTCGTTCTCAGGAGACATGTTCTCGACAGAATGCATCCCGCCATCTTCGATGTATCCTACGTCTCCTTTGAAGTAGTCAGCGTCACGTTGTTTAGGGCGATATTCTGTGATGCGGCCATTCATTACTCGCCACACGCATAGCTTTCCAGTGTGGGGATGCATGGGGAGGATTTGTTCGGGTTCCCAACGCCATAGAGCAACCTCTGACACGTCGTCTTTATAGAGAGAGTGTCTCCCTGTTGGAGAGTATTTGTACGCACTCATGCACGTAGGATCTAATTCTTTCATGAACTGAATCATCGCGGCTTGTCGTGTAGCCCCTCGATTCATTGCCGACTTCATGCTGGGGAGCCACAAGTTGAATGGAATCACTGCTGGAAACATATGTTGATATACAAAAATCACTTAAATATACGACATATAATTTAACAAACACCGTAATCTGAATCAATGAAGTCTGCATTGGAAGGATTCTCAGGAGTTATCGTAGGTGTTGACGAGGCTGGTCGTGGTTGCCTATTTGGCCCTGTGTTTGCAGCGGCGGTGATTTGGAATCCGGCTTGCACACATCCACTTCAAGAGAAAATCAAAGATTCTAAGAAGTTATCGAAAAAGATGCGTATGCAGTTGAAAGAGTTCATCGAGCAAAACGCCGTTGCGTATGCAGTCGGGAGCTGCGATCATGAAGTCATCGATGATGTGAACATACTGAATGCAACTCATATGGCTATGCACAAGGCATTGTTGGGAATTCAAGCGCCATTTGATCACATCCTTGTAGACGGGAATAACTTCAAGCCTTTTACAAAACCGCATACATGTGTAGTGGGTGGAGACAATGAATATATACAGATAGCCGCCGCCAGCATACTAGCAAAGACGTATCATGATTTGCATATTCAGGAACTGGTGGCGACGCATCCGGAGCTCAATGTATATGGTCTCGAAGGACATATGGGCTATGGTACTAAGACACACATTGACGCTATAAAGCTGCATGGAGCCAGCCCATATCACCGGAAAACGTTCAAACCCATGAGAGCAGACGACTAGACGGAATCAGTGCTAACTATTGCACCATTTGCAGGTTTCAACAGAAGGTTATCCAGGCTTTTCAGAACAACGTCTATAGTTAAGCGCTTTGTTTTTGCAAGGTCCATGTCTTTGGTCAATTCGGTATCAACTGTCCCATCTATTTGCAACAATGATACTGTGTTGTCACTGCCATCGATTTCTGACGCCATCATAGTGGTCATTTTGCTAAGAGCATTCTTCGCAATAATATAGGAACCTGGCACAGCACTTGTCTCATCTATGTTGGCAGCTCCAGAGCCAATGTTGATAATTTGCACGGGAGTCGTGGCAGATTGTAGTACTATTTGTGACATATAGATTGGAGCATGCATGTTGGTTTTCATTTCGGCATCCCAATCATTGTGATCCATTTCAAGCAGCCCAGATGTGTTATGTAGCTGGACAGCATTGTTCACGAGTATATCGATGCGCTGATGTTTTTTGAGCGCATACTGAACAAGGGCTTTGCATGCTTCATAGTGTCCGACATCTGCTACGTAGCCATCGACACCCAATTCAGTTTTGGTTTTCTCAACCCCTTCTGTAGTTCTTCCGTTTACGATCACTGCCTTTGCGCCCTGTGAAGCGGCGTGTTCGGCAATGGCGTGACCTATTCCCCGCGTTGACCCTGTTACAAGTACTACCTTCCCTTTGTATGGATTGGCATTGCCGAAAGCTTCGGTCATACGGTGTTGTGACCCGATATAGGCGACGGCTATCACGATTATCAAGCCTACTAACAAGGAAATTGTAGTAGCTGTGTTCCACGTCATTAAACACAATAGATATAAAATGATTACTTAAACATAATACTTCATGGGTTAAATATCCTATGTGTGGTATTTTAGCGTGCTTTGGCAATCAACGTGTGGAAGAATATAAGCATGCTTTTCCATCACTGCAACACCGGGGCCCCGACAATACCAGTTCATGTGTTGTTGACAATGTGTTTATGGGGTTTCACCGTCTAGGAATTAACGATCTGAGCGAAGAGGGTAATCAACCAATGTATTTGAATGGTGTGCATATGATATGCAACGGCGAAATATACAATTTTAAAGCACTTATTGAGCAATACGGATTCGTGATGAAGTCTCAAAGCGACTGCGAGGTCATCCTTCATCTATATCATCGTTTTCTCGAAAATCACGAAAACAACCATGAGGCAGCGTTGCATGCATTGTGCAATGCGCTTGACGGAGAGTTTGCGTTTTGTCTTTATGATTCTGATAAAAAGCGCTTGTTTGTCGCCAGAGATCCATATGGCGTGAGACCTCTGTTTGTTGGCTACGACGCTAAGTGTGGCGTTTATATTTCATCAGAACTCAAGGGTTTTTCGAAAGACGACATCGTCGTCGCGCATCAATTTGCTCCCGGCACGTTTGATATCTTTCAGATAGATCAAGATATGGCTCTCCTATGCAAAGAATATAAGTATCGTGCATACGATCACATGGAGAGACCGATGCAAGGTGCTGCCGATTTTCAGGCTGCGCTAAAAACCATCAATCTCAATCTGCGTGCGGCGGTGAACAAACGTGTTAGCAATTCGGACCGGAAGGTTTGTGCGCTTTTATCAGGTGGCTTGGACAGTAGCTTGGTGGCTGCCATCGCGGCGGAAAACTTTCCGCCTTATACGTTTGAGACGTTTTCCATCGGTTTGAAGGGGTCTACGGACCTAGCCTTCTCGCAGATCGTGGCCGATTACATCAAAAGCAAACACACGATTATCGAGTTAGAACCGCGCGATTTCTTAGATGCTATCGAAGAAACGGTGCGTGTTATAGAGAGTTACGACACTACGTCAGTCCGCGCAAGCGTCGGCAATTACTTGGTGGCGAAGTACATTCGCGAGCACAGCGACAACAAAGTAGTTCTAAATGGCGACTATAGTGACGAGGTGACCGGGGGTTATATATACCTGAAAAACTGTACAAATCAAGATGAGTTTGCTGCGGATTGTTGGAGATTGGTCGACAACATTCACTACTTCGATAGTTTGCGTAGCGATCGGACCATATGCAGTCAGGGTCTCGAAGCACGTACACCTTTTTCTGACAAGGCGTTCATCGAACATTACATGTCGCTTCCGCCAGAGTGGCGCATGAGCTATGATAAAATCGAAAAGCATATGCTGCGTCGTGCATTCTCTAAGGACAAACTGTTGCCGGCGGATATTTTGTGGCGGCGCAAAGAAGCCTTCAGCGATGGTGTGAGCAATCCCGAGCAATCATGGCATCATATTATTACAGAATACGTGGATAGGTTCGTCACGGACGAAGACTTTGCGACGCGTGCAGATACGTACCCTGTTAATACGCCGGCGCTGAAAGAGACACTGTACTATCGTCGCCTCTTTGATAAATACTATTCTTGTCCAGAGGTGATACCCTATTACTGGTTGCCTCGGTTTTGCGGGGATTTGAAAGATCCTTCCGCGAGAGAAATTAAACAATTGTATTAACTGTAGTATTAACTAACTATTCTAACTATTTACTAATCTTAAACTAATAGCATTTACAGAGAAACACCGAACTTGGCAACACGGTGAATGGTGCCGTCAGCAGCGAACTTGATGAACTCGAGCTCATCGCTGTCGTTGATGCGGAAGCCATAGCTGATCTTCTTTTGATCCTCCTTAACATAGGACAGATGGAAAGCACCACCCAACATTTCCCAGTAACTTTCGCTGCTGCTCTTATCCTTCTTGGCCAAGTCAGTGAGACCAGCGCTTCCATATTGCCACTTGATCGATTTCTCAGAGCGCTTATGCTTAGCCGATGTGTCGGTAAGTCGGTCTTCAATACCATAAATCTGGAGACCAGAGTTAGTATTTGCTTGGTCTTTATCATATTGAATCGCATTTGAGTCCAACGCAGCAGTGAAGATAATAGTGTCCTTGACGTTCAGGTCGTTAGTGGACACAGTGTTCAGCGAGCCTTGGATGATGACATCACCAAGGAAGCTCGTCGAGGCAGCATTCACAGTCAGTGAACCAAGGCCGTTATAGCCAGACCACACGTTGTCCGTGAAGATCTTGCTTCCAGGGATGACATCGACGTTGTTAGAGAACGAGGCAATTCCAGACACGATCATGTTGGCATGAGCAGTCAGGTTTTGCTTCACGTCGAGGGTCTTGGCAATGTAGGCAGACCCAGACACACCCATGTTCTGGCGGACCTGAGCATCACCCGACACACCGAGGCTGTTGCGGAAGGTGGCGAGGCCAGAGACGGCAAGGATGTTGAACATCTTGACGGCACCCGAGACACCCAACTTCTGGTGGAACTGAACATTCCCAGAGACACCGAGGCTGCCACGGAGGGTGGTCAACCCGGACACCGCGAGGGTGCTGAACATCTTGACGGCACCCGAGACTCCCAATTTCTGGTGCATCTGGACATCTCCAGAGACACCGAGGCTTCCGCGGAGGGTAGCAAGGCCCGACACCGCGAGGGTGCTGAACATCTTGACGGCACCCGAGACTCCCAACTTCTGACGGATCTGAGCATCCCCGGACACGCCGAGGCTGTTGCGCATGGTCACGAGGCCCGACACAGCGAGGATGTCGAACATCTTGACGGCACCTGAGACACCCAACTTCTGGTGCATCTGGACATCTCCAGAGACACCGAGGCTGCCACGGAGGGTGGTCAAGCCAGACACCGCGAGGGTGCTGAACATCTTGACAGCGCCAGACACACCCAACTTCTGGCGAATCTGGGCATCACCAGACACGCCGAGGCTGTTGCGCATGGTCACAAGGCCAGACACCGCGAGGATGTTGAACATCTTGACGGCACCTGAGACACCCAACTTCTGGTGCATCTGGACATCTCCAGAGACACCGAGGCTGCCACGGAGGGTGGTCAAGCCAGACACCGCAAGGGTGCTGAACATCTTGACGGCACCCGAGACACCCAACTTCTGGCGGATCTGGGCATCACCCGACACACCGAGGCTGTTGCGCATGGTCACGAGGCCCGACACGGCGAGGATGTCGAACATCTTGACAGCGCCCGAGACACCCAACTTATGGTGCATCTGGACATCTCCCGACACACCGAGGCTTCCGCGGAGGGTCGCAAGGCCAGACACCGCAAGGGTGCTGAACATCTTGACGGCACCCGAGACACCCAACTTCTGGCGGATCTGGGCATCACCCGACACACCGAGGCTGTTGCGGAGGGTGGCAAGGCCAGACACAGCGAGAGTCTTGAACATCTTGACAGTGCCAGACACACCCATGTTGCCCTTGATCTGAGCATCACCAGACACACCCAAATTCATGTGGAGGGTGGCGTTCTGGTACACGTCGAGAGTGTTCGACAAGCTAGCAGCACCCGAGACACCAAGCTTGCCTGCAACATGCAAGTCGTTGCCGAACAGAACAGCGTCCTTGAAGGTGAAGCCGTTAACGTCGGTCGTGTGGAGGGCCTGGTACCCGTTGCTGTTGTAAGTCGAGAAGTTACCGAGAGCAGTCGTCTTGTTAGCATCGGTAGGCTGGATGCTGAAAGCGTTGCTGTTGCGACCATTCAGGTAGGTCACCTTGTTGTCGGCGCTGTTCGAGAAATCGAACGTGTTAATGTCGTTGATGGTGATGAGAATCTTTCCAGAAGAACCGATTTCAATACCAGTCAAATCTTGACCATAGATACGAGGCAGCAAGACGGGACCGAAGATATTCTGATATGTGAAATCAGGGTATCCGTTGGGGTTGGTCGCATCTTTCATGCTGATCTTCTCATCGTTAAGTTGGCCATAGGTAATCGAGGTTGAATCAAAGTGCGTCGACATTGTAGGGTTGTTTTTATTGTAGATAGAGATAATAATACTTTTGACCTAGGATTAAAAAATATATTTTATTAAAAAAAAATAAACGCAAACGCACATACATCATCGTTTACATTTTTAGGTCATGTAAATGCAACCCACGAAAGAACATTTATATTCGATGCCTTCATGAACGACGAGCAAGTGATCTATGAAATCGCAATCACATGTTATTTTTGCAACAGTGTAGTTCCTTACAATGTCATCTTCTTGACGCATTCCATAACCAGCCAATGAACTAGACGCAATGAGGTCGCCGTTCCTTAGGGGGCCATTAATATTGCACACCCATATACCACCTTCACCTAAAGAATGAATGATTAATCTACGGTCGTTAGCCTCCTTTTCTACATCAAATGCCATGTTTCCTATCTTAAAAGAACGTGCCTTAGGTAAATCGTCTTCGAAACCACCTACGACCCCAAATACTCGCGGATCTTTCTGTTTAGTAGCGAGTTCTACGATAGGGATAGCCTCGTCCATCTCGATCATCGGTTGGTTCTTGAGGTTGTTGTATGACCCATTTGCAATGACAATCTTACCGATTATCCTGTCATCAAACTTGTTGCTATGAATTGTTGTAGAACACCGATGTTTTCCAGTAAAGTTTAGGACACTCGGGTCGAAGTCGTCCACGAAGCTGACGACAGTACCGTTCTTAGATATAAACAGCAGGTCAGAAGCATATGCATTGTTTGGGCGGTTGCATATTTCCCATGATCCTTTGCAATTAGCATTGCAACTGTTCACATATATACATCCATTCACTACCATGTCAGTGTTCGCAGTAAAAGCCGATGTGATTGTTACATTCGATAACGTTGCATTGCTAGATTCTATTTTAGACGCCACTATCGTTGAAGACGATATATTTGATGCAGCTATCGTAATCGCGTTAATGTCACTGTTAAATATAACATTGCCATTGTCCATGCCGAACGATATCTTTGCACCAGATGAGCAGAATGCCACATCTCCTTCAAATACAACAGGTAGTGTAAACATGGTCTTGTCTATTCCAAAAGAAGCACCGGGGACAATGAGCGAAGGCAAGTCGGCTGGGTTTTCAAGCGTCGGATATGTTTGATTGGAACATTCACAATATGTCCATGGGAGCGTGATTCCTTGGAGGACATTGCTGGCAATATTCGAAAGTGTAACTCCATTCATAGTGAGGTTAGTAACGTTGAGGTTATCGACTGTCAAGTTAGAATAGACTCCGTTAGATGACGTGATCAGTTCCGATGCAAAGCCGTTGGAGCCGAAAGCGATCTTGAACCCCGTTGAACAGAAGGATACGTCGCTGTCGAAGAATACAGGCTGTGTGAACAGAGTCTTGTCGGTGCCAAAGAGAGCGCCAGGGAGGATCAGCGAAGGCAGATCGGCAGGTGTTTCAAGGATCGGCTCTTTCTCATTACCGCAGTCGCAGACGGTCCAGGGCAAAGTAATGTTTTGGAGGACGTTGCTGGCGATGTTGGAAAGTGTGACACCATTGACTGTAAGGTGGTTGACGCTAAGATTGTCGACGACGAGGTTAGAAT